AAAACAATACTACCTGAACCTGTACTAGTAAAATCAGTTGGATCTAGTGTACCACTATAAAAAATTGTATTTAAATTATCTTCTACTCCTGCAGCTATTAAGTGTTTATCATGTATTGTAACGTATTTAACACCTTTAGTTCCTGTTACAGTAACTTCTTCTGCAAAAAATGTTCTATCGGTTAATGCTCCTGTTCCTTCCATTCTGAAAGCAAAAGGTTTATTAACGCCATCAGAAATAAATACTTGCCCATAATCAAAAGTTGCACCTTCAAATAATGCAAATTGACATTGCCCTTGAGAGGTTCTTGCTAAAACACTTCTTCCTGTAAATGCTGTATGATTATCTCCACTACTCGCTACAGAACTTCTATTTATTTGTAACCAACTTGTACCAGTATTACTAAAATAAATATTTGTACCGGCTGTTACAATAACTCCATCAGCATATGGAAACACGCCAAGTATAGTTGCAGTTCCTCCTGTAGGTTGTACTGCACTACCTCCGCCATATTTAGTAAAACCATTAATACGTCTGTATCCACCTTCTGTAGATACTTCAAAATTTAAAAGCTCACTAGCTACACCGGGAGTTCTTAATAAATCTATTGCATTAGATGAATTAATTAAACCCCCATCACATGCAACTGTAAAAGGTTGTGATGCTGCCATATTTAAAAGTATCTCCTATCATCTCCAATATATTTTGGAGCAGGATTTATTAAATTAGATTTCATTTGACGCATACCTTTTTTGTAATCATCTAAAGCAAACGCTGCTTGTTGTGGGCTTTCTTTAAATTGCCACACATAATATCTAGCTCTAGCAGTTACTACATTAGCGTACTGGTCAGGTAAGACTATTTCATCTCCATGTGCTGATAACGCTGTAGGAGCATTATACGCATAAAAATGAACATTGTAAACTTTATCAGGTATAGGACTTAATCCGAACTTGCGATGGTCTGGACTTCTAATTACAAATTTAGGTTCTCCATACGCTGCAGTATTTGCATCATCTTCATTTTCAGAATCCCTATAATATCTAGTCCATTCATCTAAAGTAAGAAATTTTAAACCTTTCGAAACAAAAGGTGCGGACTCACCGCTAACATTAATGGTCGTAATATAAAAATCATCCCAGTCTATTGATGCATAATCACTTATAATATTTGAACTATCAGCCTTTAATAAATACCATCGAGTTCCTGCAGTTGTAGCAACAGTTACATTCCCATAAAAAGGGTCTGTAGTACCGCTTGCAGCAACTGCAAAAAATGGAAGCTGTGGTTCTTCATTTGCTATATCTTTAAGTGATTTATTAATAGAATTTTTAACAAAACTTTGAATACCTGTTGCACCAGAAAAAGTTGCAGACGTTAATTCAATTTCATTTAATTCTCTAAGAACATCATTTGTAAGTGTTAGGAATGTTGTTGCCATTATTTTGTATGTGCTTTTTGTATTGCAAAGTTAGCAGTAAGACTTGCACCTTTATGTTTTACAAACTTACCAGTATGCTTCATTAGTTTATAACTACCATTTTTTTGTTTCATCCAATGATAGCCCTTTGGAGCTTTTACTTTCATGTTTAGTTAGGTTTTTGAACTTCCATTGCACCGCCCATAGCCATGCCAATTCTGTCCATATTATTGTGTGGTCCACCATGCACTGCTTTTTTTCTGCCCATGCCGCCACCATACACCATGTTGGCTCTGTTCTTTTTCTTTTTCATTCCCATTCCGTAATCCATTATTTTCTTTCTCCAATTTTTTTAGTTTTTGCAATATAGTTACCAACAACTAAACTGTCATTGTAACCAACCATTTCTTTACACTTTTCTTCTTTTTCTTCAATCGAAGTATAGTATGATATGTCTCCACTTGGTCTATTCATAATTTTTCCTTATAAGAAGTAGAGGAGCCCGAAGGCTCCCCCACAATGACAATATTAGTCGATTCCATAGAAAGCTGAGACTAATGCTTCACCTCTTAGTACTTTCGCACCATAAACGTGAAGACCTCTAACTATGTCACCAAACGAACTTGGGTCTCTAAGGACTTCAGTTGAGATGATAGTTTGAGCAGTCGCAGTAGATGAAATATGACCTGCCAAACATTTACCTGCAGCATTAGATGTAGCAGCAATGTTATTAGACTTGTACATATCAAATCCTCTTAGTTTTCCACTGGATACTAACCCGTTTCTAATTGAACCTTGACCTGCGTTGAAGTCAACAGATAGCAATTTAGAAGAAGCTTGACCTAGAACTTCGTAGAAGTCAGGACTTGCAACGAACCATCTTCCTTCTTCAGGAACACTTTGGTCGTCTAAAAGTCTTGCCATTCTAGCCATAACGTCTATTGGGTCATGCTCACTAGAGCCAAAACCTATGTCAAGGTTACCTGTTCCATCAAAAGTACCGGCTGCTAAATCTGTAGCATTGTCAGTACCTAGAACGTGGTCAGGTGAAGAACTTGACACACCAGAGAACATAGTAGCTATAACAGCAGCATCATACGAATCTCTAAGAGCGTAAGCTGCAGAGCTAGAAGCTACTTCTTTAAAGTTCACATGCGACATGTTAGTTTCAATATCATCTACGATGAATTTGAAAGCTTTCGCACTATCAACTACCAAAGTAAGTTCTTGGTCTGTTAGTTTAGTTGCAGTAGTATCGCTACCTCTTGTGTAATCAGACACAGAAATAACGGGTTCTTTGATAATCTTTACTGAGTCTCCGAAAGCGGCAATCTCACCGGCATAGTCGGTGTTTGTAATGGCTTCAACTACCGAGGCTTTTCTAAAAAAGTTTAAAACCTTTTTAGAGTAAACCGAAGGTAAGAAAAAACTATTAGCCTGTCCACTTACGGAGTTAGCAAAGTTAGCATTAGTATCAGTACTCGGTTCAAAAAATTGAGCCATGATATTTTCTCCTAAGTTATATTATAGTTTATTTTACGATTCTGCCTTCTTGCATAGCATTGCTGATTTCTTTTTCATATTTATCAAACTCGTCCATGCTTAATGCAGCAATCTCCCTTTCTGACCAAATCTTTTCCTGTTTAGGTTCTACACTTGTTGTTTTAGTAGATACTAAATCAGCAGCAGATTTTCTGGTCGGTTTTGAAAATGACTTTTTATCTTGAGGAATATCTAAGCCTAAATCTTTTTTAAACAAATCAAGGGCTCTGGAAGCTAAGTCTGCATCTTCAGCGTTACTGTATATCCAACTTTGAATAGACTGTGGCTGTTGTGATGCCCACCCATGAAATTCATCACTGTTTCTAATATCTTCAAAATCAGGATGTCTTTCCATTAACCTTTTTTCTGCATCTTGTCGGATTAACTCATGCTCTCTTTGTTGAAGTTTACTAAGACGTTCTTCTAGAACTTTTGCTTTAGATTCACTTTGTAAATGAGCTACAGTTTCTACAACTTCATAGACATCAGGATAATCATTTTTAAATTGTTCTAATTCTTCGGGAGTTTTAGGAGCTTGGTATTCAGTTCTATTTTTAGTAGCTTCTTCCAATAACTCTTGCTCTCGAACTCTAAACTCATTAAGTTTACTATCATAATGTTTTTTTAAATCATCATAACGCTTTTTGTAGTTTGGTCTTTTATAAGGAGTTTCCTTTTGTGTTTCCAAATTTTCTACATTAACATTATCTGGATTTACTGCATCTTCAATACTGTTAGACTTGAATAATTTATTCTTATCTTCCGGTTCTTCAAAATACAATCCATCTGATGATAAAAAAGGTTTTGTTTCTTCCGTATGCCAAGCTTTTTTTTGATTATAAGGATTAGCTTGTTCTTCCTCTTGTAAGACTTGTTCAGTCATTTTCTTTTCTCCTACTCAGGGCTTCGTTCACAAGGTAGCTCTATGTCGACTAGAGGGCTTGTTTGTAAAGGTAGCCTTTCGGTTATTATTATAATAAAGTGCCTATTTCTAGGGTAGCTTTATTGCTATTAGCCACTTACAGGAACATAATATCTACGAGGACTTGACTTTAACATTTCTTCCTCTACCTGACGAGATTGTTTTACAACATCAGGTACATTACCTTGTGCTGCTCTACTTTCTTGCGTAGATACAGGAATTGCTTGGTCTTCCTCATTAATCATGCCACCATAAGCGACACTTTGCCTTTCATCTGCTTGAGCTTCTGCTTCTTTCATCATCAACATTAAGTTGTCGCTTCCGATTTCTTCAGTTGCTTTAGCAGTAAAAACAAATTCACCATCCGATAGCCTTGCCGGTATCGAATCGGACTTA